GAATTTCTGCGTCTTTCTTAATATATAACTTACCCTTTTTAAGTGGAATTATATCATGTTGATCTGGGATGTCAAACAAAACATCCCATTGATAAGTGAAGCCAGCACAACCACCACCTTTAACACCAAGCTCTATACCTATTGCATTCTCTGAGCTAACAATATCTGATAGATGTTTATTAGCTTCGTTTGTTATTGATACTAACATTTAACTAGGGTACTTCTTATTGATAAGAGTATCTTTGTCATAACCTTTCTCCTTTAATACTGGACTTGACATCACCTTCACTAACTCAGCATCAGATACTTTGATATGAAAGAATAATTCGTTGGCACTTCTTCTATTATCCACTGGTTTAATCTCACACTTGTTGACCATTGCACCATCCATAAACCATGCCTGATCCAAGTACTTATTAAATATAACAAAGGTTAAGTTACCATGACATCCTTCTCTTGTCCACTTATCTATAAGCCTTCGTTTCCTATAGGGAATACGTATCTCCTTCCAAGATTCAGGCCAGTAGTCACGCCAACCTGTCTTTATCTCTGTTTCAAAGTAACATTCAACATCATCCTTATCCTTACAGACAACATCTACTCCATATGTTTCTTCAGTATTAATATCCTTATAACCTTCAGACATTAACCAATAACTCATAACATTCTTAGTTAAGGAATCATATTTATTATATAAATTTCTATCAAATTTAATCGGCATTAATTATCTCCAACGTCAAAGGGACTGTCAATCTCTGACATCCTTCCTGTTTCTTTGTTATAAAATAGATAGGTAGCTACTCCAGTGTCTCCAGTATACCTGTTCTTTAATATACGTACTGTTGTAGTATTAGATAGGATCGGATCATCATCCTGTTGATTTCTTTCCAAGGCTATCACCCCGTCCGACAAATGGCCGATGGAGGCTGACCCTCTGAGGTGTGAAAGTGTCACCTCTTTGCCCCCTTCATGTCCTATATCACCAGCAGGTCTACGTAGATGTGATACTAACAGTAAGCATATACCTGTCTGTTCCACAAGAGATCTTAGCTTGGTCATCAAGATGTCAATGGACTTACGTTCATCTGTATCTTCTTGACCTGATACTAGGATACTTAGATGGTCAAGGCATATCCATTTACAATCCAATGCTTGTGCCATGTACCTAACTCTGGCTAGTATCTCATCGTTATCTACTGATCCAAAGTGATCGAAGGCAAAGAACCTACCAGAATTAATAGTCTCTTCTTGGAATTGTTTCAGTTGTTCAGGTTCAAATCCTTCTCTAACTTCCTTAATATATAGACGAGCATTAGCTTCCACTGACATTATATTCCATGCAGTATTCTTAATGCTTTCTTCAAGAGCTAACACTCCAATGTTATCTTCTGTATTACGTAAGAAGTGGTGCATAAGTTCTCGTATAATACTAGACTTACCCATACCTGAACCAGAACAGAATGTAATTAATTCCCCGGTTCTCATTCCGTAAGTCTTCTCATTCATCTTAGGCCAAGGGTAGAGACAAGTCTCACAATAATCTTCCTCGAATAATTTATCACCTAAGTCTTTAAGATTAATAATACCGGCAGGTGTAAATGGTTTAGCATTCCACCATGCTTGGGTGAATGGTTCACGTTGATGCATCTTTAAATATTCATTAGCATCCTTATGTTCCATGCTCATAATCTTACACTTATTAGGGGCAAACAATTGGGCTACCTTTTGAGCAGCTTCCTGTCCTTGCTTATCCATATCAAAGCATATGATTATGTTGTCATATTTATCAAGGTAATCAAAGGCTTCCTTACAATCTCTTAATGCTCCAGCAGCACCTGTCTTGATAGAAACTGCGGGCCACTTTGATCCCATTAATTCATAGGCCGACATAGCATCCACTTCACCTTCACATATAGTTATGTACTTAGCCTTCTGATTAAATATATTTTGACCAAAGAGTACAGCATCGGTCATCTCTCCTTCAACCCACATCTTCTTATCTTTAGTCTGTCGTACTTTATTACCTATATGTTCTCCCTTATCATTATAATAACTATATAAATGATGGGTAGTTATATTACCAGCACGTTTAACTTTAGTATTAAACTTCTTAGCAGTCTCCATAGAGATACTACGTTCATGTATCTCTCCCCATTCACCTGTTGTTGCCATACGATTTACCTTTACCTTTGGTATTGATATTATATTTTCAGTATTACTTCCAAACCTAGTCTCACATGAGAAGCAATAAGAATATCCCCGTGAGTGTGTAACATTAGCATCACTTGATCCACACTCAGGACATGGCCCCCGATCTAACCATTTCTGTTGCTGCATTATACCCCCGGTCCCGGCCAAGTGCCGTCATATATTTCTTTCATTCGTTCACTCATCTCCTCTTCTAGTTTATGTTTCATAAGTTCTCTCCATGAGACAGGATATAACTTATGCATATGATATGATATCCATTCGGCTACCCATCTTGTTTCCTCTTGTGCATCTGCACTTAACCTAAGATTACATACTCTGGCAAATGCATAGAGACTACCACTCCAGTACCATTCAGTATATAATGATTGTGGTAGTACAGTTCGAGCTTGTTCAGGACAAACACCTGCCCTTATCATATCCTCATACGTTTTCTGGCACAGTTCAATAGCTTTACTATACTTCTCATATACCCATTGATTACCATGTACTTCATTGTCTGTTGAACCTTGCTTCTTATCTTCAGCTTTCTCTCTCCACTTAGAGGGATACCAAAACTCAGGTGGCTTGTCAATATATCTTCTACTTATTTCATTCCAAGCCAAGCCTACTTGATGCTTAACTAACTGACGAGCTACAAAGATTGGTGCTCTAATACGAAACACTACGTAACAATGAGAGAAAGGTGACCAGTGATTATGCTTGGCAAGGTAAGCTATCAACCTTTCATCTGGTTCGTTCATAATATTTATTCGTTTACCAAAGGATACTCTTGCTGCATTAACTACTGTAACATCAGTACCTAAGTGATCCTCTAGACTAACCCATCCATTCTCAGTCATATAAAAAACTCCTTGGAAAACACCATCGTTTTTGTATGGCACACTTAGGCACAGTAATTAGTCCACCATATTGTGCTTCACATTCTTTATCATAATTATTAACTGAACTAGCTAATGTAAGATATAAATCATCTTCATTAACTAAGATACCACATGATTTAATTCTCATTGGAGTTAACTCTTTTACTTCTTCTTCAGACTTCCAATCAGCATCATCATACTCTGAAGAATCAATCCATTCTATACAAACTATAGCTTCATTCATCGACATCCTCCCAGACATCATGCATAAAGTTATCAATGAATGTTTCTTTATCAGACATGACATCATCTGTATCTTGTCGAGCTAACTTCTTTGATTCTTTAAAACCATAGCCTTCTTCTTGGTATTGTTTTGTTATCTCACGAAAGATCCGTTGTCTTTCTTTTTGTAGAAAACTTTTCATTACTATAATCCCAAGTCATACTGTTCATCGTTGGAGTTAACTCGTTCCCAAACTTCTCTTTGATTAGTACCGTATACTTTTATCCATTCAGGTAATGTCATGAATGTAGCAGCTTCCTCCATGTCAATCAACCAATCTTTTATCCTACCCATAAGTTTATTCCTTTCTTTATCTTTAGCTATTTGATTTAAACTTTCCTTTAATATTTCTTGGATCAATATTCCATGTACCTTATCAAACAACCACTCTTTATGATCTCCATATTTTTCCAAGAAATCTGAACGACTTAAATCAAGTGCATCTTTATGTATCATCGTTCTCTTTCTTATCTATAGGATAAGGAAGTTCTTCTGCTCCTTTCTCTAAGTACTCAGGAGGATCATCCATCATGGCCCATCCCGACATACCTCTCTTTGAAAAGTATTCATTGTAATGCTCACGTCTTCCTTGATTGTGTATCTCATCTTGTAACAATTTTATTCGTGAGTAAGCACGTTGCAATTGGTCTTGCAGTTCTTTTACATTACGTCTTAGTTCTTTTTCTATATCCATACTATCACCTGTTGCGTTATTAAATTTCTTCCAATATGTAATAGCCTCACCCTCATTAATAAACTCTCGTAATATCAATGGGTTACCTAGTAAATCATTAACATACACTTGCCAACCAATACCATTGGCTGGTCCTTGATGAATATATCTTATCATTCTAATGTATGCTATCATAGGATTAATGCATCGGCCAAATTTCTACACCATCGGCTACCATAAATGTATCTGGTGTTACTCCGAAACCTTCACAAATTTTTTCTATATATATCTTAGCTTCAAACTTACTAGCAA